TCAGTAATAGCAAATATAGTTTATAATTTAGTTGGTGTAGGGGCGTCTAATTTGTATAGATTTGGTTTATATAGTGGGACAGGAACTTTGTTAGCAACAACTGCATCTGTTGGCGATACAACAACAGGAGTGAAGAAGGTTGCTTTCACCTCTTCTTACACAATTCCTACAAGTGGTTTTTACTATATCTGTGTAATGCTTTTATCAGGAACTTCGCCAAGTTTTAATGCTTGTGGAACAATAAATATAAAAGATTATAGTAATTATCCAAATAATACTAATCAAGTTAATAATGGTAATTTGGCGTATTTTAGGTGTTGTCAAAATCTAACTGCTATTTCTTCACCTACACAACTACCTACAAGTTTTTCTTCAATTACTTTAACACCCTACTATATTACTTTTTCTTTTGGTTTAACTTCTTCGTAGATTATAGTATGGATACACTTATTTTTGACGCTGTGTTTTGGAGTTTTTTTATTACCAGTATGGTTGGATTGGTCTTAAAATTGACAAGTATGGCATACAAAAGCAAATGCAAAGAAGTTACCTGTTGTTGTATGAAAGTAATAAGGGATGTGGAAGCAGAAGAAAAGGAAACGGAATTTGTTTTGACCCACAAAAATAACGAAGAAAAAAATCCACTTTAGCGAAAATAAAATATTTGCTTAATTTATAGTAAGTAAATATGTCTTTGACCGATACGCAAATCTGGGATTTAGCAAAGCGAATGAACGTACCACTTGTTTTTGTTGGTTTTAAAGACGAGTTGAAGAAGAAAAAGTTGCAATATAACAAGTCCTATATCATTAATATGGAAAACGAGTTTGACGAAAACGGTCATAGAAATCAAGGGTCTCACTATACTTGCTTTCAGGTTAATAAATACCCCTCAGGAAAGGTAGAAAAATTGTATTTTGACTCAATGGGCGAACCTTGTCCGCAAATCGTTGAGAAATTTTGTGGTGGGTCTGTGCCCTACAATACAAAAGATATTCAAAGTCTAATGAACGGTGCTTGCGGGTGGTTTTGTCTTGCATTTTTACACTTTATTAATGCTTGTGAAATGCGGTCAAAAGACCTCTATACCGATTGTGAAATTTTTACCGATATGTTTGACGATTTAAATAAATCCACAGACCATTTAAAAAACGAATATATTCTTAAACACTTTTTTCGGAGTGCCGACCCAGCAAAACGTGTCCCTATTCACGTGGGAGAAGGTTGGAGACAAGCAAATCCCGACACCATAATTACCAGCGACGACGATTATAAAGGTAAAAAATAAAGGTTGAGTTTTTTTTTTTTTTTTTATTTGCGGAAGTCGCGGAACAATTAGACCTTTTTTAAAAGTATCCATATAAAGCGAAATCTCTTCTTCCTCTTCCTGGGACTTGGGAGATGAAATTCTGAAATTTGGGGCACCTTTTAAAAATGGACGAAAAGTTCCGCGAGTTCCGCAAAAAAAAATGTCCGTAGAAATCATATGCCAAATATAAATTTTGATTTAGGAGACGAAAATAAGGTGGAAAAAAAGGAAATACCACCCTTTTTTGCTATACCTCACCAAAAAGGTGGTAAAATTAGTTGGAAATTAGTAAATCCAAAAGAAGAAATGGAACATTTTCACCGCAGAAAATTTGTGAGAGAAAAACAACAACAAAGATTGGGACGGGAAATACCAGAGTTGGACTTGTCCATTCCCCGACCTGTTCCTCTCTTAACAGATTTTACGAAAAAAGACCAAGCAAAACTGAAAAAGGGAATGGGTAAAGGAATTTCCTCGGAAACAAAAGCAAGTGACGCATATTCTTCAGGGGACGACGACGACGAATCGGGCGGAAATCTTAGAAAAATGGCAAGAAAAATTGTTAAAAAAACATCCAAATTTGTGAAAGACGTTATACACGGAAGAAACGACGCTTACCCACCGTCGGTAAAAAAAATTGTGGATGCAAATGCCGACGCAAAAGTCCTTGAAATAGAATTGCACCGCCAAGTTTTACCTTCTGTTTACACAAGTATTTTAAACGTTTGGACAAAGGGCGAGAGTGAAAAGAGATTGAAAGAAGAACCAAAAGACAAACTTTTCCACATTAGTATGTGGGTAAAAATTTCCAATGGAAAGACGATTTTGGTAGAGAAAAACGAAGTCATAAATATGAAGTTAAATCCTCGTATGGGTAAAAACGAAGAAAAACTATTGGTTCCACGTCCTCCTAATGATTTGACCTTTGGCAAAATGTTGGAAACAACACAAAAAGCAATTGGCGACTTTAAATTCTTCTCTTATTCGGCAAAGGATAATAACTGTGGAAATTTTATTGAAAATATTTTGAAAACAAACCGAATGGATAGTCCGCAGACACACGAATTTATCGGACAAGATACAAAAAAGATTTTGGAAGGATTTCCTGCATTGAGACAAGCACTTAACACGGTTACGGATTTGGCAGCAAAAGGAAATGTAGTATTGGAAGGTGGAAATGTAAAAGAAGAACCGATAGATTGGGAGCATATCAAATGGGGTTCTTTTACAGAGCAATTTAACGAGTTTCAAAAACAAAATCAAGACAATAAAATAAAGGATTTAGAAGAGTTTGCAGATATGATATTGCAAGACCCTTTAAAATTCAAACCAAAGACGGTCAAAAGAGCACGTTTTTACCTGAATGTTTTGAATAAACAAAACAAAAAAAACAAAAAAATATCTCACGATACTAATATAATGCCAGCACAAGGTGGAAGAAGAATGGGTTTATCCAAACCAGCAATTTTACCTGCACATACAAATCATCCTGCACTTATGAGTGACCAATATCCTTTAATTCCTCAAACACACTCACAAATGTATTACCGACACCCACAAGGACACGGACTTTGGGCAGGTGCTGCACCAATGTCGGGCGGTAATGTATGGGATGATATTGGGCACAAATTGAACCCCCGTACAAATGGTGTGAGTCATTTTTTTGAAAAAACTTTACCCAGCACACTTATACACCAGACTTTACCTGCGGTCATAAGTGACACCACAGGCGCACTTGTCGGTGCCGCAACAGAAAATCCAGTCGCAGGATTTGCTGCTTCGCAAACAATAGGAAATTATGCTGGTCAAAAGGCAGGAGACGCACTTGGAAAGGCAACTGGTTATGGTCTCAACAAACCTCGGCATATGGTAAAGGGGTCAAAAGAAGCAAAAGATTTTATGCGTGCTTTGCGTATGAAGCGGAAAATGAAAGGCGGTGAAATACCAGCACCAAGAAGTAGAAATGTAATCACCGACCCCTATATGTTGGGATAATGGGGACATTAACCAATCCTTAAGTTTGAGATTAATAATTCAAAAATTAAGAGTAAAAAATGATTTTATTTAGATAAAACTCAATAAAAAATTTTTTATTTAGACTTTTCTTATCTTTTTTCTTTGTATTTGAATATTAAGATTAATATTCACATAAAATAAGTTTCATATTAACGTTTTTTTAATGCCCCTATATGTTTATACGTGTAAGTTCCTGAATAGGAATAAAAAAATGGGGTTTGGAAGTCCATATGCCCCCCGTCCTGACTGCTTCCACATCTCTTATATCGTACGCAGAAAACTTTTCCGCATTGTATTCAATAAAATAAAGTCCGTCGGTAAAGTGAAAGACAAAGACGAGTCGGTCAGTAATATTTGCCGTCTTATCAACAGCAACAATGGTGGTCGGGTATTGGTCATAACGATTTCTTCTAGATTTTATTTCATATTTTGCCGTCGCACTGAAAGCGTCAAATTGACTATAACGATACTTTACCTTTTCCACTGCTTCATTAAAGTATTTACTCAGTGTTTCTATGATAGAAAGTTCAAGACTTGTGCCATAGGCAATGTCCTTATTTAGCAATTGTATATGGTTTCCCGCACAATCAACAACGAAACTGTTCATTCGTTTTTATATGTTTAGATTAAATTTTTGCTAAATAATACGAAAATAAAATATCTACTTAAAATATATAGCAATGACTCTAAAAGATTTTATTCAAGAGAAGCGACCTTCCCTGTCAAACTCCAGTGTAACCACTTACAGCAGCATTTTAAAAAATCTTTATAAAAGAGTTTTTGGCGACGGTGAAATAGATACCAACAAATTTCACGATTCCAGCAAGATTTTAGAGCATTTAAAAGGGTTGCCTGCTAACAAAAGAAAAACTATCTTGTCTGCACTTGTCATTATTACCGACGATAAAAAATATCGTGACCTTATGTTAGAAGACATAAAAGAGTACAACACGGAAATAGGTAAGCAAGAAAAAACAGAAACACAAAAAGAATCGTGGGTAGAAGGACACGAAGTAAAATCTCTTTGGGAAAATTTGAAAAGGAATGCGGACTTGCTTTATAAAAAGTCACACTTGACTTCCCACGACCTGCAACAAATCCAATCTTTTATTATCGTCTCCTTACTGTCTGGTTTATTTGTGCCGCCCCGCAGGTCAAAGGATGTTTGTGATTGGAAAATAAAATCCATTGATAAAACAAAAGACAATTTTTTGGACAAATCTTCTATTCATTACAATAGTTATAAAACTGCCAAGTGTTACGGAGAGCAAGTGGTAAAAATTCCCACGACTTTAAAAAATATTTTGAACAAATGGATTAGAGTTAACCCAACTGAATATCTTCTTTTTGATTCTCACTTTCATCCACTTACGTCAGTCAAATTGAATCAACGTCTGAATAAACTTTTTGACGGTAAAAAAGTGGGGGTAAATGCCCTTCGGCACACTTATTTGACCGACAAATATGCCGATACCATTGCGAAAAATAAACAAATTGCAAATGATATGACAGATATGGGTTCTTCTAAAAATATGCTGACTACCTATGTAAAAGAATCTTGAAGGGTTTATTCTTTCCTGTCCCTTAACACTTTGCGGAAGTCGCGGAACAATTAGACCTTTTTTAAAAGTATCCATATAAAGCGAAATCTCTTCTCCCAAGTCTCGGGAGTTGGGAGATGAAATTCTTGGATTTGGGGCACCTTTTAAAAATGGGCAAAAAGTTCCGCAAGTTCCGCAAAGCATTTTTTTTTTTTAAATTTATACATACATTCCAGACCCTTTATTTAAAACTTGAAATGCAGGTGGAAGTCGGGAAGACCACTGAAAATTGGCACCATAAGGTTGAGACATAAGTGCTGGAGGAAGTCCATACCCCAAAAGATTTCCGTGTATGCCAATACTTGATTTTTCAATCATTTTATTTGACCTTCTTATGGGTAAATTACCACCCCTATGAGCACCCGCATACAATCCTTTACCTACGGCGTCGGTATAAGGTGCCAAAACTTGTTTTCCGCCGCTATAATCAAAAGGAGACGAGGGGGCAACACCCTGACTCATTCTTTTTTGAGCAATCATTCCTTCCAAATCAGCAAGAGATAAATTGGCAAGATAATTTCCAACATTTGCTTGGGCAAGAGGTTGATTTAAAATCGTGGATGCGACAAGTCTTGACGGTGGTTCCTTGTTGAAAGGTTCAAAACTGTCTATTTTCTGGTGTAGTTGATTTTTACCATAATTTCCCAATGTTTTTCCTGCCTGACTTCCAAAGGATGCACCCGTGGCAACTGCCAAGGGTACTAATTCAGGTTGTCCTGCCATAAGAGCAAGTCCTGAAAGTGCGGAAGAACCAAGTGTTGCCCCAATTTCAGGGGCATACGTTGCTGCTTTATCAACTGCTTCCTTTGTTATCTTTTTTGCAGTGGGTAATAAAACTTTACCGACTTCTTTTGCCACGGGGGCAAGCACTTTCCCGACATTTTTTACCCCTTTTTTCAGCGAGTCAAAAAGTCCTGTACCAGACACGTGAGGAACCAATTCTTCGGGAGGATTTAAATTTGCTTGTATCTCAGCAGGTGTAAGTTCCACGGTATATGCTTTTCCTTTTCCAAAAGATTTGGATATGGGGTTGAATTTATTGGCACTTACTATTAAATTCATACCTGTTCCGTGACATATACGAACTCTCCCGCCTTTGCGTAATTTCCCTAAAACCCTTGGAGTTGGGTGCTGAATAGATACAACGTGAAACGTCATTTTTAATATATTCTCTGCGGAGAAAAGAATGACAATTCCTGAAAAATTAGATAATGCACATTTTTTTTACCTGCATTATTTCAAAATGTTAAAAGATAAAAAAGTCTAAACTCTTGCGCCAGTCAAAATATCTACGGACACTTCCACTCCGTACTCAATAAAGACGAACATATCAATTGCTTTACCCGACATATTGGTTCCCAAAATATTTACTGATTTTGGTACAGTTTCTTCTACTGCAAGGCAACGTCCAACATTGACCACGTAATAACAGTACTCCATTTCAAAATCGCTTTGACCAATAAGACCACTGGTGAGACCATCTGTCATTCCAGAATTTACTGCATTAATTCCATAAACTTGGTTCAAAAATTGTTCGTAAGAATACCGAACTGTATTGTATATAGAATTTTGTCCAGAAACTTGAATATTAAATTGCGTTTGCAGAGCAAGTGGCGAAGTTGTTCCAGCACCAGCAGGGTCGTACGGTGATAGAAGGGGACTGATACCCCCATTTGCTGATGCTTGAAAGTACGGGAAGCACGCCACCGTCTTTATATTCGCGATACCGTTAGTAATTAACTGGTTGTATGTTTGACCAGCAGTGATTTGATTTACAATTTGGTACTGGTAAATATCGGTATAAACAATTTTTTTGATTGGGGAAGACAGGTATGAAGTTTCAAAAACAGGTGCAAAAGTGTAAGCAGGCACATTTAATAAAATGCTTCTACCGAGGGGGGAATTTTGAACAATATTACCAAGACTGTTTTGAGTAGTATTTAGACAGGTACCACCAACAGAAAGAGAAGCAATATAATTACCTGCGACGAAACAGGCAACACCACCAGCATTTGCCTGTGTTGTAGAGGCAAGCATAAGAGGAGACACTCCACCGAGAGGACTATTTACAACCATATTTGTCAATGCTGTACCTGCACCAGTGGAGGTAAAGGAAATAGACGTTTGGTTCAAATTCAAAGTAAGTTTCATAAAAACGCCTTTTAGTAAAGGAACACGTTCAAAAAACGAATGTAAATGTTTTAAAAATATTTGGGCAGTAATAGCAACCTGCCAAACGCCAGCAGTGGTTGTTGGGGTTGCAACAGAAGCATTTGTGGTGTTGAAAATATACGATTTCCAAAGTAACTGCATATTTGCGGCAGAAAGTAAAGTTGAATATTGGGCACCACCAGTAGATAAAAGACCTTTAGGATTAAAATTCCACGCTTGTTGTCTGCGTAATAATCCACTGTTGGTCGTGTCAAAAGAATTTAATGCACCTGATACAACAGGCGCTGCGGTAAAGTTATTATTATTCGTTGTTCCTAATGCAGTAGTGTATTCAAAAGAATATGCATTATCGGGGTAAAAACCAATTTGTGAACCCTGAGTAATAATATCATTCAAGGAAAGACTGGTCATAAGTTTAAACGTATTCCATATTCCACAATAGGGGGTTTGTTGAATTATCTTTTTTTTACCAGAGTAAAAATTGTGTGGTCATTTCCTACCTACAAACTCTCTTGCCTTTTTAAATGGGGCAAGCACTCTCACGAGTGGGAATAGACTATATCTTACGATTTCACAGCAGTTGGTTTGACTGCTCCACCGCACCAGCATTTAGTCGTTGAACATTACCCATACTCTTTACCATAACGAGGTTAGGGTCTTTGCTGCGGATTGTCTTATAACATACAACTTTTTACTCTACCGATTGTGATTAGCAATCGCCACTCCGCAGTTTCCCACAGAATTTAGTACTGTATGCCTTCAAGAGGTTCCCGCAATTTGGAGGTGTTGCCGTTTTTTTTAGTGAAAAAACGACTAGCATATCTTTTGGATACACTTTTACTACCTAAACAACAAGTCCAGTAGTTCCATTGTAATCTAAAGTCATAGAATGAACAATACTTCCATACCAATTTTTTAAACCAATAGCATAGTCCGCAGAGGTTGCAGCAGTTTCTGGGGCAAAAGTACCTGTTGAACCCACACTCTGGGTCAAAGTAATAAGTAACGGGACTGTCAAGAATCCTTCACGGTAACTCAGAAATTTGTTACTGTTCGCCAATTGAGACGTGTCCAGCACGCTCTGATTTCCCTGATAATTTTGATTCTGATTATCTAAAATGGATAACCAATCTTTGCGCACAAACACTGAAGGTGTCCCTTCACTCATAGAGGACATATCAAACACAAGAGTATCTCCTGACATTTTTATATAATCTACAACGAGAAAAAAACGGTGCGGATTATATTGTTAAAAAAGGGATGTTACATTTCAAATTTTATATTTTGAGGTTTTTTGGTCAAAGGTTTTACTATCAATCTATGGAGTTTTTCGCCTAAACCAGACCCACGTGGGATTTGATTTCCTGTCGTTTCTATATAGTTATCAATAGAGGAATACGAAGAACCACTCCCAGTTCCACCTTTATTCAATAAAACCGACCCCATTCCTTGTCCTTCCATTAGTTTTTTACGGTGTATTCTTCCCCCCACAACCACATTTGGATTGCTTCTATGAACTGTCATTTTTCTTAATTATATATGAAACTGAGATTTTTATTTTACTTCATATATCAACAACTATTTGCCTTCTGTGCTATTTTCTTTTTCAAATTCCGAAAGCGTAAAGCATTTATCATAAGAATGTTGAGTAAAGAAAGTTGTTTTTGCAAGTCCGCTTCTTTTTGTGCTTCACCGAGTGCCGCACAATCTCTCGTGTTTTTCAAATCACCCATAAGTTTCATTTGTTCTTTAGACAAATCGTCATATAATTTGTCTAAATATTGCTCCGTGATATCACTAAAACAAGACATTTTTTACCCGTATAAAAAAGGTAAAGATTTTTATTTCCCACCTGTAGCGGATGACATTAATTCCTGAAATCCTAAATCTTTTGTGTCCCTTATCACCAATACAATAGTCATATTTGGGTCAAGAATTTTTATGGGTTGAAAATTAATTCCGAGTATTTGTAATCGTATTTGGTTGTATGTTCCAGGTAAAAGTTTGTTCCAAGCAAATTGGGGTGGGTAATCATTGATTTGCTCTCCAAAGGCAACTCTCGGTGACATTGAGTAAATAATACTGCTGGGAACAGCATATTTATTGGAAATATTGGAAATAGCAAAATAAATACTGGAGTTGGGTTGCAATTGGGGTGCTTGAGAAGAAGTATAGGACAAATTTGTACCTGTACCTGAGTTCAAAGAAGTCTGAAAATTCGCAGTAAAACCTAATATTGTGCTAAAATTAGCAGGTAAAGTCAGTTGAGGATTAAAAGTAGACGTGGGGAACCCAACCCACGCTGCCGTTCCTGCTGCCGTGCTTGCCGAAGGCGTTTTCCAACCTGCATAAGGTGTTCCTGAATTACCAGTCCAAACACCCGACGTTGAATCTAACGTCCAACCACTACTCGTGGGAACGGGAAAAGTGTTAATTTGCACAGCATATAACGTGGGATTTAAAATAAACTCTGCAAAATATACATTTTCACCAGCAGCGTTGATCAAATAGGTGCCATTTTTGATACAATTGAACTGAAAATTGTAATTTAAGTCGGTGACTTCATATGTTCCATCTGGAATAACAACTGTATAGGTGGTGGTTGTTCCCCCTGATACCCAATTGTAAGAATAGGTATTATTTGCCAAGGGACTTGCATTTATATTTGACCAAGAGTAATAGAGACTTATGCTCTGAACCGCAATTTCGTGATTGGGAAACTGAACCGAATTGGGAAAATTATACACCAAAGTGTTATTATTACCATTTGATACCAGATTACTTTGATTTAAAACAATTGTTGCAACCATTTTTATATATTATTTAAAGAGATTATTTTCGTGTATGCGTCTTAATGATTTTTTCGTAGGTAGAATAGTGTGTGGTTGCAGGTAAAGTAGAAGTCACATTGTTGCCCCTTAGTCCTAAATAATATGCCGTCTGGTTTCCACCTGCAATAAAAGAGGGTTGAAACTCTCCACTTCTCATTTGTGGAATGTTATTGCTCATATGGGGGTGCGTCACCTTGGGATTAAACATTTTTTTATATATTATACTGGGATTTTTTTTTCTTTGCGGAACTCGCGGAACTTTTTGACCCATTTTAAAAAGGTGCCCCAAATCCCAAAATTTCATCTCCCAACTCCCAGGAAAAGGGAGAAGAGATTTCGCTTTATATGGATTCTTTTGAAAAGTGTCTAATTGTTCCGCGAGTTCCGCAAGGTGTTTAGGGACAGGTGGGTCTTAATGACCCAACACCAAAAGTTCCTGTAAAATCTCATTTGCTTGACGTTTTGGAATACGCCCTTCATTCATAAATTTGAGTAAAAGAATTTTCAAATCTTTGGCAATTTTCGGGGAATCATTACCTGCAATTATCTCTCCCCGCAATATATTAAAACGGTCTTCTTCCTGCTGATTTGCACTTTTTACCTTGTTTTTCGGCACCGAAGGACTTTCCACCCGACATACTTGACACACGTGTGCAAGTTTATCTTTATCGTCGTCACTGAGACGATTAATGGACTCGTAAGAAGGAATTTTATTCTCAGTTAATGCAGTCAAAATATCGGCAAGGGCAGGCGACACTTTTTCTGTAGGTAAAACACTTATGGTATTTCCACTCGGTTGGCGAAACATAATTACATTGTCGTTGATTAAACGCCGCTTATTTATAAAATAGCGACCTAGTTGGGTATATGGTTTGGGTTTTTCAAAGTTTTTATCTATCAGGTGAGTAATACTTTTTGTATTTTTTTTACGATTTTTCAATAATCCTTTACCTGTCATTTTTACTGATAACCCGTGACCTTCCATATTATTATCACTTTTGTATTTGTTCCAAATATTATCTAGTTCTTGTTTTCTAAATGAAGAATCTTTTTTGTTTGGAATTTCAATTTCGTATCCTCCATCCTTTAAACTTTTTAATATTTGTAGTTTCTGTGCAACGGTTTTAGAATCCCAAATTTCTGCCACTTTTTCTGGTGTCCTTGGTTGTTTTGGTGTTCCTCTTTCCAGTGGTGTATGAAATGGAGTATTATCGTTGTTTTGTCCTTCACGAATGGGTGTTTGCGGTGCAGCAGCAGCAGCAGGTACGTCAGGAACACGTATAAACTCTCTTATTTCTTCTGCAAGATGCTGAACTGCTGGTGATAACGTAAGTGTTTGCACTAAATCGTCTAAAATAGATGCGGTAAAACGGGGGTCTCGGTTTGCCATTCCAAAGGAAAGTCGTTGAATTGCCGTGGAAATGGTATCATTGGTGGGGAAAAAACGAAGTGCCTCATTCATTAACTGCATTACTTCTGCCTTTTCTGCGTCATTTAAATGCTCCATACTTTGTATGGTTTGTTCGTTTGGAATCAAGTTTTCCATTTCTCTCATTAAAGTCAAAGGACGGTCAATATTCAAATGAAACTGTCTATACACCTTGTCCAATGTATCCCTTAATAGCGACATTATTTTTGCCTGTGGTAACCCCTGCAATATTTGTATATTACTCATTAAAATTGCCTCTCCTGTTGCCTGCTGAAGTCCTGTCTCCACTCCTTCCGTCAATTGAAATTTTGAAATCAAACGGTTCAAATATGAAATGAATGCCGACGTTGGCACTCCTTTACCAAACTGTCTTCGCATATCCGACTCAATAATTAACCAATTATTCAATGCAAAAAGGATTTGACTGCTATCTAGTTCGCCCACTATTTGAGATGCTATCACTCCGTCCGTTATTGTACCTAATTTTGACCGCAATTCCACTTTGGAACCTTCAAAATCTTGACTTTTTTCAGTGGTTGTTCGGGTATCTGGTAGCGTGGCAATCGGCGAAACACCCGTTTCTTTATATATGCGATTGGCATTGAGATTTTTCTGGTCGTTGGATGCTTGTAAACGCAGGTTAGACAAGTATTGCTCTCGGTATTTTGCTCTGTCAAGGGGGTTTTGAGTAGGTGGATTCATTGCTATATATAATTTATAGGAGATTATATTTAGTAAATAATTGTTTCCTCGCCTTTTTCCTCCTTGACTTTTCCAAGAAATTGTTTCTGTTCCTCGGTCAATAACATTTGTGGTTCTGTATTGCAATCCTTTACCACCATTTTTGACGGGTCAAAATCCTCATTCAATATATCCTCCAATACAATACGGTTGAAATCTGCTAAAATAACCGACTCCCAATCATCTGGTAGTTCAAATATATATTCATTTAGTAAGCGATTAAATTTTTTCTTTTGGGACGGTGGCAAATCTTTGAATTGTGTGAGTGGGGGACGCTTCATTTGAGTCATAATTATTACCTTTAGTCTTGTCGCATTTTCCTCGTTAAAATCCTCTCTGCTAAACATTTATATAATAATAGTAGAGAAAAAAAAAACGGGGATATATGGGATATTTAGACTTTCCTGTCCCTTAACACCTTGCGGAAGTTGCGGAACAATTAGACCTTTTTCAAAAGTATCCATATAAAGCGAAATCTCTTCTCCCTCCTCCTGGGAGTTGGGAGATGAAATTCTAGGATTTGGGGCACCTTTGTAAAAAGGGTCAAAAAGTTCCGCGAGTTCCGCAAGGGCATTTTATACCCTCCAGTTCCTTAATAAATAAGGTCATTCATAGTAGGTTCCACTTTGGAAAGTTTGAGTGCCTGTTCCATTGTAATTCCATTTGGTGGTGCATTATTATTAGAGACCCTTTGCATATCACTTGCAAAAAAACGTTTAATACCACCTTCCCGATTGAAAATATGGTTGTTGTCTGAATTTTTCAACTCGTAACGTTTTCGTGAAGGTGTTCCCTGTTTCGGGGTAATGACTTTTGACACGGTAAAAATATCTGGAGTGAAGGTAACAACAATATCTTTGGTGTTTTTATCTTTGATTAATTTACGAATGCCACTGAAAATAGTGCTCATTTTGACCCGCACGTGTTCGCCCACTTGAAAATTGTCCTCGTCCTCAAATTTTTTGAGTTTTGACCTGGCAACTTTCAATACATTTTCTTGGGCAATCAATCTTTTATTTATGGGGTGAGACACATTTTCTCTATCTGCCTCGGGAATATCTACCTTTTTTGGTATATTTTTGTCCCGAGACCAAATTTCGTTGGGAGTATGCTTGAGTGTGGAATTGTAGGTATTGTTTTTATTGTCTTCTATTTGCTGAACAAGGTCAATCCACCGAAAATTCTTGTTTTTGGTGAAAAACCCACGAATGATTTTACGTATATCTTGGATGGCACGCTCTGCAAGGGCATTTGCTTGTGGAGTATAAGTGGGGGAAAATTGCTGCTTGATATTATGCTCTTCACAAAATTCTTTGAATTCGCCCTTGAATTCCGTACCATTATCACTCATAAGAAACGAAGGAAAAATACCTGCTCGCTGGCATACTTTACGAAATGCAAATGCAGTTTGGGGTGCGGACTTGTCAGGCAATTTTTCCAACCATACTTTACGACTAAAAACATCCACCACCACCATTAAATATTTATATTGGGTAATAAAGGAATTTCTGGAGTTTTCTTCCGTGTTTTTATCGGCATACTTTTGCAATTCACACGTGTCTATACTCCAAATCTTGTTTGGTGCTTTGGAAATAATCGGTTTGTTTATACTGTGGTGAATACTTTGGGCAAATTGGTACTGGGGTTGCTTCTTTAAAAACTCGTTGATATCGTGTCGGGTAATATTGATATATTTATTGGCAATAAATTTGTAATAATGGTGAATTCCTTTACCTATACTGGAATTTTCCTTGTACATATTTTCTAAAACTCTTTCAATATCTGCTTTTTTTACCACTTGTAAATTTGCTGGGGTGTAAAACAACTCGTTGTTTCGTAAAGCAAAATCTTTGTATTTGTTCATATATCGTCTTTTGTGTATAATTTCGTCGGGCACTTGACCCGTCCTTTTGTATTCCTTGACCTGTTCAATGTCAGCGTCAGTGGGGAACAAATTGTTCAGGCGTAACATATTGACCATTCTTTTATTTTTACTTTATATATAGAGAGAGAAAATACAGACAAAAATTACAAGCAATTGCGGCATTGAAAAGGATAAGAAGGGTTTGAATCACAGGAACGACAGTAAAAATTTTCGCAGCGGTTGCATTTGCGTATGCACCACCTGCAAATGTCCTTCTCACATATGTTGCAATGCTTTAAAAAAAATTCACCATCTTCACGGCAAAATACATTGTCGCAATCGTTTCCAAGACAAATTGTCTTACAATCTGCGCAAACGTTTCTTTGGCAAACATAGCAACGACGAATGTTTTCTTGATTGCTGCAAAAATCACAATTACTGTTGCATTCGTGGTTGGTGCAACGAGTGCATAAATATTTGTCACAAACCTCGCAGCGACTTGCAAAAAAACAATCCCCGCAACATAAGCATTCGCATTCATTGCAAATGAAGTCAAGTTCGTTACGACAAACCTCACATAAATCATCTAGAGTTTCTGTTTTTTTTGAAAAGGGTAAAAATTTAGTTAGATACAAAAATTACAATTATGGCATAATTATGAAGTCTATTTATTTATGCAATCGTGGTCGTCGCAGCAATTCTCGCATAATGTTTTTTCACAATCGTCGCAGTCGTGGCAGCAATTCTCGCATAATGTTTTTTCACAATCGTCGCTGTTGCAGGATTTTAAACAATCTATACAGAATGTTTTCTTACAATCGTCGCAGTCGTGGCAGCAATTCTCGCATAATGTTATTTGACAATCGTCGCAGTCGTCGCAGCAATTGTCGCATAATGTTTTTTGACAATCGTCGCCGCAGGATTTTAAACAATCTTTACATAATGTTTTTTGACAATCGTCGCAGTCGTGGCAGCAATTCTCGCATAATGTTTTTTCACAATCCTCGCAGGATTTTAAACAATCTTTGCATAATGTTTTTTGACAATCGTCGCAGTCGGTGAAGCAATTGTCGCATAATGTTTTGTCACAATCGTCATTCTCGCACAAGTATGTACAAATTTCACAACATTTTGCGTCACAATCCTCACATTCACGTATGACATTTGGCGAATTACAAATGTCACAAATCTCACCTTCGGTCTGTTGAGAATCCTCCTGCTGAGAGTCCAGTTCTTGCTGGGACAAAGGAAAGACAGGTGTTACCACGGGGGTAATAATATACTCGTATCCCGCAAAAGTACGGCAAATCGGGCACGATTTATTTTGCTGCTGACCACCTGTAGAACGCCAACTAGACTTGCAAGGAGTGCAAATCATATGACTACAAGGATAGACATACCAAGAATCAGTATCGGGGTGGGTTTCTTTGTTGTTTTCACACATAGTCATTTCGCAATGGAAAAGTTCGCCGCAATCGGTGATTTCGTTGAGTTTTGAAGTGACGTAATGGTCTCTGAGAAAAGTAAAAAGTTTTTTACGGGAAGGGTCAAGAATAGTGCCTCTTTCGGGAACAGTAACCTCCACGTTTTCTTCGGAATGGACACGAAATTGGTTTCTTGCAGGGGGTGGTGGTGGTGGTCGCCTTGCTGGTAATGGTTCAGGTGCAGGTGCTGGTGCAGGTGCAGGTGCAGGTGCAGGTGCTGCTGCTGCTGCTGCTGGCGGTCTTGGCAATCTTGGCGGTCTTGTTGTTGCAGCAGCAACGGCGACAGCAGCACCACCACCTGCTTGCAAACGACGACGTGTGTAAGTCAATGTCAATTCTCCGTGCAATTCCATTCTTGTCTGTTCTCTTCCTTCACCTATCCATCCCTCAAAATCATTATTGATATCGCATTCAACAACTTCCAAAGTCCAAGGTTCTGCGCTTAACTCGGCAGTTTTTGCCGTAATAACTTGCCAAATAGCATCTCTCAAAATCACATTGCTTTCTTCACTTTGCCTTCCATCTCTAATACTGACATAATAAGAGTGCTTTGACTTTCTGTCGTCTTGATATCGCCCGAGAACTGTACCAGTGCCATAAAGGTTGATATGAATGCCCGTTCTGTCAAAAACTTCGTCACGAATGCTTTGAGAGAGATTCCGAAAGACAAAGTCTCTCAGAACCATTTTTCTCGCCTTTTTATGGGCATTTTCTCATTTTTTTACTTCGGTAAAAAAAGTCCTAGATTGACCCCCCATTTTTATACCCAACGAAAAGACCTAAAAACCACATAAAACCACGTTGGTTTGCAAAAGAAGGCATTTTCTGCTATTTTTCAGGGGTTCTCTGCCTGAGAACTCTTGGAAACCAGTCGTCAAAACGACAACCAAATTCCCTGTTCGCTGCCCCCACTGTAAAGATCTCTTCCAAACCAAGCAGCATTGGCATTACCACAAAAATAAAAGTGTAAAGTGTTCTCATTTGTTTGTAGAGACCAGCGACGAAGAAGACCAGCAACTCCCAGTCGGCGGCGGAAGTGGAACAAAAATTGTCCAAATTTTTAGACTTGACAGCGACGACGATACACAGAGAAGACGTTCTACACCATCTCCTCCTCCAACACAGCAAAGAATGAGTTCATCTTCTTCTTCCTCCTCTGCGCCTCCTGCCAAAAAGGCAAAGACGACACTTGCCGAAGAATTTATCAAGGGTAATATGCCGACTTTTGAAAAACTCGTTTTGAAGCACAAACTCTCCACCTCCCATCTCAAATCCCACGTGGAAGACGTATTGGAAGACGACGAGATTGATTACAACCCAGAAACTCCTGTTGTTGTTCTACTCAACAATGAGTACAACAAGAACGACATTGTTGATTACTGCGAAAGGCGAATTCAATCCTTTGATTCTGGCGTGAGTGCTATGAGAGATTCCATTATTGAGCATTTTCGTCACGCCCCTGAAGAAGAGCGTACTTGGGTTGAAACTCTAACTATGAAAAACACTGAACCCGACGTAAAATCTGGCGTTTATGACCTCAACGAAAACGACTTGCATACGACGCTTGAAAATATGAAGGCGAGAGTCCGTGCTATTGAATATGAACTCAAGAGACGTGAAGCAGAAGCAAAGGTTATCGTCTATGAGTTTTTGAAGAAGCGTTACACCGTCCAGAGAAGGGCAGGTTTTACTCAGGAAGTCAATCCTCTTTAATGTCTTTTTTTTTACCCGTAAAATTTTTATAAAAAACATTTTGTTTCATTTTTATACGCAAAAAGGTGTAAAATAGCGCTTTGCGGAAGTTGCGGAACTATTAGACCTTTTTTAAAAGTATCCATATAAAGCGAAATCTCTTCTCCCTCCTCCTGGGAGTTGGGAGATGAAATTCTGGGATTTGGGGCACCTTTGTGAAAAGGGTCAAAAAGTTCCGCGAGTTCCGCAGGGACATATTTTAGACCCTTTTCGTTCTTAGCAAGCAGAGATATCTTTTTTGATTGGCAGGAGAAGATTTTAATTGAAGGTAAAAAAATCTTTGGGTTTAATTTGACCTTGGAATAAATCTTTCAATTTGAATTTTGAAACGACGTTACAATATATATATTATTATTTTATATTATCGTGACCTCGGAAATAAACTTGTTGGTTGTGGGTGGGTTAGACTTTTGCAAAAAGTCCTTTACTGTGACCGCCCGTACGCCAAGGTCTATATATAGATATATATAGAACCTTGGCGCACGGGTTAGGGCAGTCTTGAACCCCGCACTGCGTCTGCGGGGTTCCACAACAGGGCAACGGTCGGATAACCACTTTGCAAACGCATATATCCACATACAATTATAATTTGAATCACAAGGTTGCAATAACGGTTGCAATAACGGTCGCAATCTTTTTTTATCGCTGGTCAAAAATTTATGACTTTGGACAAATTGATTTTGACGCATACCGTGCTTTTCTTTATTGCAATGACCCAATCTTTAAGAGATGCTATACGCAATGCTCCTTGGAATGCTCTTTACTTCTGTGTTGAAAAATGGTTCTTCAATGCCCCCAGAAGTCTTGGTGGTTGGCAAAATCTTGACAAAGGACAAGTTTGTGCAAACCTTTTTTCCAGACCCCTCTACGAAATAACCCCAGAGTTTTATGACGTTACCTGTATCAACAAATTCAACGAAACAATCGCCTCTTACTGCTGGGTTGCATTAGCACTGCTGTGTGCACTTTTTCTCTTCCAGTTTTTATCTTTTAGTCGTACTGTTCTAGAATCTAAATGGACAAACAGACCACAACCAATCACAATTATTACAGAATTATCAAAGGCAGTCAATGCTACTCCTCCTAGGACAAGAAGTGGTGACTCCAAACAAAGAGACAAAGAAACCAAGGAGATTAACAAGGATTTGAGAATTGTTTTTAAACAGATATGCGACACCTTGTCTTTTCCCAATGCAGATAACAATACAAAAATGGAAGTCATTTTAAAACTTATTTCAAGTGCAAACCCTCTGATTAAAAGAGACATTCCGTGCAACCTTATTGGGAATCTTCAGGAACCCACCCTTTTGACTTTACCTTCCCCCAAAAACGAATAATTTACTTTTTGCTGTAAAAATCGTAAAAAAATGCCCTTGCGGAACTCGCGGAACTTTTTGACCCTTTTTACAAAGGTGCCCCAAATCCCAGAATTTCATCTCCCAACTCCCAGGAGAAAGGAGAAAGAATTTCGCTTTATATGGATTCTTTTAAAAAGTGTCTATTTGTTCCGCAACTTCCGCAAATAAAAAATGCCACACCCCCCCGATTATATATATTTAGGTGGTAAAAGGTTTAAACAATTGTCTCTATATAAATACATAGGAAAAATGGAATCTTTGAATGAAAGTGAAAAAACAGACCGAAAAAAGTATATGCGAGAATATATGCGAAGAAGATACAATGCTGACCTAGATAAGTCAAGGGCATATAAAAACTCACTCAAATACAAGGCAAAGTATGAACTCCCAGCAGAAGATTTGAAAGAATATGGGGAACATTTAGCAGATATTTACAAAATAAGACAATTGAAAAAGAAAATACCACAAAACTTATGGGACAAATGTCTCCAATCTATCTAACGACTTCCGCTGCGGGTGCGTGGTTTCTTGGGTTCGTCTCCACTGCTGCCACCACCAGCAACAAGTTCTGCACGTCCTCTCTTCTTGGAATCTTGTTTCTGGTCGTATTCTTCTGCTTCTGCTAATGCTGCTGCTGCTAGTGCTGCTGCTTCTTTCTGCTCACGTATTTTGCGTGCGTTTTTTTGGATTTTCTTCTGCTTCTTTTTTTCTGCAGAATCACGAAAGTTTTTTTCCGCAACCTTACGTTCTTCCTCTCTTTTTTGTTGTGCTCTTTTCTTTGCTGTGTCTCGTTGTTTCTGTTCTTTAGCAAGTTTTTTCTCTTTCTCTTTTTTCAATTCCTCTTTGGTAGGAGTTCTGACTGGTGGGGGCAAAAAGTTCTGTGTGTTAGCGATTTCTTCTGCTGCCGCTTGTGCTCTTAAGACTTCTTCTTGATAACATTTAGATAATAATTCAGTTATATCACCAGTTACTTCATTGTCTTCATAAATAGCGAGAACAGTAGAACCTGGTTCGCGCAAGAAGGTTTCAGCAAAATTTTCTCTAATATACACTTCGCATTTTCCACGGAAAACGATTTCGTCGCAAAGAATGGTATAAATAGCAAGTCCTTTTTGACGAGAAGAAAATTCTGAAAAACGTTGTTTAAAGTAGTTATCCCAAACTGATATTTGTTCAGTAAGATTATGAAGTCGTAGATTGTAACGCAAGTCTTGAACACTGTTGGGAAAATTTATATCTGGAAATTTTGTTCGTGTTCCTTCTATTGCTCTTTCAGCAAATGCCACATATTGTGTTTCAAAAGGTTCTGTGTCTAGTTGTAACCAGTAGTTTTTGAACTGATTATCATTTACAATGCGTCCCAAGTTGGTGCCAACATTGTCGGGATATTTGGCAAGAATGTTACGAACTGCGTCTGCACATTTTACTGTCATCCATTTTCCTTCTTGAAACTCCTTTTTTTCCTTCTTGGTCAATGCAACTGCCATATCTCAACAACAGTGGATATTTTCCACCATAAAGTGTGCATTTTGGTGCGGAATTGGTGGAGAAAAAAAGGTAAAAAAAGTAAAAAGTCCCCCTATCCTAACCCTAAACAAGTAATAAATACTTTATCCCCTAAAGGGTTTAAACAATCCTCTCTATATATATTATTAGAAAAATGTCCGCCGCTTATCCTACCCCTCTACCGCTTGCTTTGCACAAGCAAAAGTCCATTTTGGATGACTTGACTTTGTTGGAAAAATTCTCCCGCAAGGATGCCTTGGCACTCTTAAAATCTCCGCATCTTTTACAGCATTGGGAACAACGTAATGAAAATGATACCTGGGGTGAAAAAATTCATTTCAAGAACGAAGAAGAGCAAATACTCAGATTTTGCGACGGATACAAATTAAAAAGTGGAAAAGTTGTGCACAAGAAATACAATGAAAAACTTGGCGGTGTTCTCGTTACGTATACAAAACCAAAGCACGGTTGGGGTCGTTCGTTTCCAAATTACAATCTTGGTTCTAGCAGCATTCGCAGACCAGTTCGCAATACTCTTTTTGGAAATTTGTACCTGGATTTTGACCTAAAAAATATGCAACCAGAGTGTATCCGCAATTTGTGTGAATCACAACAACCACCCATTCCCTGTCCTATCATTTCCCTTTATTGTGCTGAACGTGATAGAATTTTGGCAGAGATTTCAACTACGTATGGTATTGACAAAGACATTGCCAAAAAACTAGTCATTCGTTTTTGTTTTTTTGGCACCTTTTACGGATTTTGCAAGGAGAACAATCTTGTGGGTTTGAAACAGACCGACTTTTTGGTATCTTTAGAAAGAGAAGTCAAGGATATTGCTTATTATATTAGAACGCAAAACCCTGAACTTTACCAGACTGCCAAAGACAAAGAAAAAGAAAATACAAAACTTATGGAAAAAGAGAAAAGGGAGAGACAGATAATGGGGTCTTTTTTTGGTCTTTATTTGCAGGAATACGAATGCCGCATAGTGGAACAAGTTGTGTCATACCTTATTCACCAGACAGACTTGCTTGCAGTGGAAGGAACGGAGTCTCGTTGCTTTATATACGAGTACGACGGCATAAAACTTTTAGCAGAGAATGTTGCTGACAATCAGGAGTCTATTGAAGATGGCATAGCAAGAGTTTTGGAAATGCTTGATAGGATTACACCAGAACTGACTGGTTTTCATTTAAAATGGGCAAACAAACCAATGACAGAGAAGTATGATATTAGCGAGTATTTGCCGTTGGTGGAAGAGATGGCAAAACCCAACGTCCAGTTTGCAGAATTGACTGCCAAGATTTACAATATTATTGAAGAAGCAGACGTGGGTGCTGTAAGCATTATCAAGGAGATGGCAGATGGACATTTCATTTATTCTTTGACCGACAAAAAATGGTATTGTTGGAACGGCAAGCGTTGGGAACTTGGTGATAGGGCACTTCGTCACACTATTATGTACCAAATTGACAAATATATGCTTGGTCTCCTTGAACCTTTTAGCGAATACGATTTGGGAGATGACGATTTAGAAGACGACGGTGGTAAAGAAGACGAAGCAACTGAAGATGACGGTATTTCTGCAAACGAGATGCGGTACAGGAAGGTCAAAAAAGCAATGAAAAATTATATAAAAAGGACTTTCAAGCAGGCAAGGGGTATTGACAACGTCGTCTCCGTGGCAAAAACCCTTTTTGCGGACAGCAAACTTGAATTTGACACGAATCCTTACTTGTTTGGTTGTGACAACGGTGTGATTGACTTTGAACGAGAGTGCTTTCGTCCTTATCATTTTTCTGACCGAGTGACTTTGTCTTGTGGTTGGGACTTTCGCCCAGTTCATCTTCCTAAATTTCAGACTTACATTGTTTACGAAGAGCAGGAAAACGAAGATGGCAGCAAAATAATGGTAGAAAAGATTTTGGAGGAACCCCACTCTGTGGTGTGTGAAGAAGATATGACGCAAGAAGACGAAGAGAGAATGACACTACTTTTGACCGTTTTGCACCAGATTTTCCCCAATCCCGAGGTCTTTGTCTACGTAATGTTTATTCTCTGTACAGCACTTTCTGGGTTGCCAATCAAAAAGTTTTTCGTTTTCAACGGGGATGGAAACAACGCCAAGGGTTTTCTGAATGTGCTTATGAAGATGGTTATTGGTCAAAAAAACGACGACGGCACTGGTGGTTATTTTTACTTTTTAAATCCCACTGTTTGGATTGAAGACGACAAGAGAATGACCAGTGGTGGTGCCAATCCCGAGATAGCAAAAATCAGCAGAGCAAGGTATGTCGTCTCGCAAGAACTTCCCGTGGATAAAAAATTGAACAACAAGACTGTGAAACTTCTTACGGGTGGGGATGGTGTCAAGGCAAGATTATTAAACAGCAACGATTCTACTGTCCATATGAATGCTACCTTTGTCATTGAGGTCAATAAAAAACCGAATTTTCGGGAAGACCCAATGAGTGCAGACGAGCACCGCATAGATGATATTGGGTTTGAGAGTGAATTTACAGTGGAAGAAAAAGACTGGGACGAAACGAGACGCAAAATTTGGGAGGAGAAGGAGCAAAACAAAGAGGCAAAACCTTTTGTTCCCCGATACAAATTTCCCTTGAATGTTACCTATGCCACTGACCACTGGAGACACCAGCACAAAAACGCAATGCTAAACATTTTAGTGGAAAGACTGTTACAATTGAAGCGAATTGATTACAACATTAATTCTATCAAACCAGAATGTATCAAAATGAGGACTGAAGTTTATTTGCAGCAGTCCCTTCAAATTCACTTGATTTTTACCAAGATATTTGAATTGAAGCAGGAGGGTAAAGTTTATGAACACGACGGGGATTATACTCTAGCAGACATTGCTGCGAAAATTCGTACCAGCAATTATTTTACACAGGAATTGACGCGTGATAAACAGAATGAATACACCAGAGACTATATTAAAAACTTTTTTGGCACCAACAAGTTTTACAAAGACAGTGTCTATAAACACTCCCGTAACAAGACAATACATTTGAGGGGATGGAGATTGAAACCCTTTGGAGATGATTCAGCGGTTGATTCAGTGGATGATTCACTGGATGTTTTTGTGGATGACGAAGAACATTGAGATTGTGTGTTTGTATATTTTTTTTACTATTTTTTTACCACTTTTTACTTTAAAAAAATGCCCTTGCGGAACTCGCGGAACTTTTTGACCCTTTTTACAAAGGTGCCCCAAATCCCAAAATTTCATCTCCCAACTCCCAGGAAGAGGGAGAAGAGATTTCGCTTTATATGGATACTTTTAAAAAAGGTCTAATTCTTCCGCAACTTCCGCAACCACAAAAAAAATCCCTTACAAAAAAATATTTGTCATTTAGAATAAATATTTTCCACACTATATATATATAAAAAAATGACTGCTTGGATAAATCACGTCAAAGAGTTTGCAAAAAGCAAGGGGGTTAGTTACCGTGTTGCTTTGAAAGACCCCCAGTGTTCGGCATCCTATAAATCGGGTAAAAAAGACGGTAAAAACGAGGGTAAAAAGGAAGAAAAAATCGCTGCAGAACCAACAAAGGAAGGTTTGGCACTGAAAAAAAGAGGAAGACCACGTAAATACCCTTCGCCCGAGGCAGCAAAAGAGGCAAAAAGTGAGATGACGGTAAAAAGTAATCGTAAAAAAAAGGAGTCAAAAAAGGGGGTGGAAGGTCAAGGAATTATTGTGCCCAACAAAAGTGAAAACACGGGAGGTCTGGGACACATTTATCCACTTTCTCACGAAATTGTAAGGCAAATGCTTGGTATTTCTTCATAGATGAAACAGACAACGGGTCTTTGGTAAATTCGGTTTTAAATAAAAAAACAAAAAATAATAAAATATAATGTCTTCAATATATTGTTTTTTATTGAACTCCACAATCAAAAAATCATTTGGTTTAAATAATTGAATCAAATAAATTCCATATTCTTCATTTGCGCCAAAAAGAGTTTTAAATTCTTTAAGAAAATCTTCACGAAAATCTTTGATTAATTGAGCACTTGGAGAGGGTGGAATATAACGTAAAACCACCCTTTTTAAATCATCTGGCAATTTCCTATAAATCTCCATTTTCTCTTACAATATCTACACACTTCCTTTTTATATACTTTTAGGTATAAACAATTCATTCCATTTTTAGACGGACATTTTTTTTTGCGGAACTCGCGGAACTTTTTGACCCTTTTTGAAAAGGTGCCCCAAATCCCAGAATTTCATCTCCCAACTCCCAGGAGGAAGGAGAAGAGATTTCGCTTTATATGGATACTTTTGAAAAAGGTCTAATTCTTCCGCAACTTCCGCAAGTATAGGAAAAAAAATCCCTTAACCCGTGGGGGTCAAAAATTGGTCAGGGTCAAGTATTTCTTTAAAACCTTTACGAAAGCGTTTGGCAGGGTCTTCTTCCATATCAATCAAGAGGGGAGAAAATTTTTCACGGGTGGCATAATGATACATACCCAGCAATTGTTCTTTTGTAACCCCCAGTCCAAATTCCGAAAGTATCACATTGACTTCACGATTTCCACTCAATTTCAAAATTATCATATAGTTGCAGTTGTTACGAATGATTTTTGGGATGCGAAAATAACTCTGACTCAAATATATAACAGAGCAATTTAATTTTCTTGCACGAATATAGTAGTTTTCAATTGCAGATTGGTCTTTTTGAAGTACTAAATCGTCAAAAACAAGTAAATGATTGACGTTTTTATCCATTTTATCTAGGGGTGGAATGTTGTGAAGACCTTCTTTGACCTTTATTTGGTCACACTTTTTAGTTAAGAAATTGTAGAGAGGTTCGTCTTTATTTTTTGTCAGCACTGTGATATCTGCGAAACTTCCTTTACCCTGACAAAATAAGTGAATTAGATTCACGAGAAAATTAGTTTTTCCATTCTAAATGCCCCCACTCTCCTTATCTAAAAAAATAGACTAGGAGAGTGGGGGCATATTATCCACTCCCAGAGGGAGCACAAACAACCATACGAAAAGGGATTTTTAAATTGTGAAGGTGAAAATTGGGGTTTTCAGGGGTTTCCAACATTTCTTTGGGAACTTTTTCATACCAATTGACAATTTCTGCACTGGCAGGTTCTTTTTTTTTCGGCATAATATATACTTTCTACAGATAAAAATCGTGCTAAAAAATCCCAAAATTAATCTCTCTTACTTTTATATATAAAGAATGAGTGCTTACAATCCACCCTTGGAAAATGTGCCCATTTTTGACAGCACACTCTTTAGCACCCCAAATTCATCTTCAAGTTTGACTCAGCAGTCAGCAGACAAAAGATACCTTCGCTTTCCAAATGCACAAGGCGACGAAAATTTGCAACAAATATTTGTGGATGCTTCAGGTAATTTCAGTAAAAATATTATTATGACAGGCACTGCCAACTCAAATTATATTCAATATCCAGATGGAACAAAACAATATACTGCTTCTGCTTCCTCCATAACACCAAATAATATTACCATAACTCCAACAACAGACAATCCACCACCTACTACAACAGGAATAACCAATTATTACAATAATAATGCTTTTTTTGCGACAAATATATTCACTCCTGCTGAAGGTAACTCTCCTTATAATAGACGACAAAACTTTGTTCGTATATGCTGGGATAAAAGTCAAATAGCGAACTACAGTTTATCTCAAAATGTGGTCATTGAGTACAAACATTATATGAGTTTAGACACAGCATCTATGTCTCCACCTACAAGAATGCTTTTTTATGATTATGGAACAATCTCATTTAGTATTAAGTGGTTAAATCAGAATGGTGCCGTGAATGTGAACGGAGTTGGTAATTCCTTCATAACTTTTTTCCCACAAACAAGGGGAGCAATTAATAATAAAACCACCAGTTCATCCTCAACTTGGGATGCGAATGCTTATATTCAAGCAGAATATTTGGGTGGTTCTTACAATTACATTACACTCTATTTTATGAATTCGCCTATTCAACAACCCCTTACAACTCTTCCCTGGGGGTCTTGGTCGTCTTTCACTTGCGAGATTAAAAATAGTTCAAATAACCCCAATGTATTACCCCTGACAACACCGTCACAACCTATTTCTGTTCCTGTGTGGTTAGTTCCTGATACAACGCAAAATCCTGTGTATCCACTTTAAAAATAAAAAAAATATTAGGAGTATATATAAACAATGAGTTTGTGCTATATAGACCCCTCTGGTCATTTTGTCAAATCTTGTAATGGAACTACAAATATTACTTCACACGTGGGACATTTATCCATAGATATTAGCGATACCAGTAATAATAATATCACCCTTGTTCCTACATTTCTTACAGCAACAGATGGAACAAATGTAACAACAGTTAATCCAACTTCAATTACCAGTGCAACAATCATAGGTGATTTAAGTGGTAATATTTCTATTCAAGATAACAATACAAATGCCAGTTTTTACCCTGTTTTTGTGTCAAATAATACAGGAAAATTGCCCCTTTATGTAGATAAAACCACCAATCCATTGTCATATAATCCAAGTACTGCAACTTTAACGACCACTAATATTACACTTGCTACACCTGCTAATTCATCTAATACAACAACCGCTTGTTCCACAGAGTTTTTCTATAATAATGTTCCACAATATACTCCTATGTTTGCGAAAACTGGTTTATCAGGAGGTATTATTGCTTATACAATAGACCCTTATTCTTGTCTTTCTAATATTTCAATAGGTGCTGGATTTGCTAACTTTAATTGTATTTATTTGACAGCAGGTTCAGTAATAGCAAATATAGTTTATAATTTAGTTGGTGTAGGGGCGTCTAATTTGTATAGATTTGGTTTATATAGTGGGACAGGAACTTTGTTAGCAACAACTGCATCTGTTGGCGATACAACA